GCTGGAAGAAGACTGCGCGGTGAGTCTGCAAGGGAGCAGGCAGATGCCATAGAGAAGATGAGTGATAGGGAGATGTCATTTGGTAAGGGCGGCAAGATGAAGTTCAACAAGAAGTATACCGCTGGCTCCAAGAATGCAGAGAGGCGTAAGAAGCTCATGGCTCAGATTGCGGAAATCTACAAGAAGTACCGTGGCACCAAGGCCAAGCGGAAGAAGAAAGGATTCCCACCCGCCGTCGAAGCTAGACTCAAGAAGCTGATGGCAGAAAGAGATAAGCTATGATGATTCTTAAAAAAGGCGGGAAGGTCAAGAAGTCCAAGAAGAAAGGCAAGGGCAAAGGCTACGCCAGCTTGACCGCCGCCCAGAAGGAAGTGTACCGTCGCGGCCTCGCGGCATACATGAGTTCTGGCAACAGACCAAAAGTCTCACAACACGCATGGGCTATGGCCCGTGTCAAATCTGCTTTCGGAAAGCGCGAAGCCGCTAAGATTGCAGCCAAGAAGAAAAAAAAGAAGTAAGTTATCTTTGAGCCATGCACAGCAAAAAACGATACCACTATAAAGGCGGCGGCAAGATGCCGTCCTGGTTGCTTGAGAAGTTCAAGAAGATGGCCGACCGAAAGGCTGAGCGAGAGATGGGTGATGGTGGAAAAATGTACTATGTCACTGGTGGGAAGATGGGTGACCCTGACCCCCCAATGACAGAGGACGAAAGAAACGCCGCTGCGCTTGAAAAACTGTTTCGTGAATCACGCGAGCGCAATGCGGCTGCACGCGGCGATTTGAGAATGGATGGATTCCGTATTGACGGACCTATGGATGGCTTTATTCAAGGCGTAACCCTTGGCTCAGAAACAACTAACCGCGTAGGAGGATTGCCTCCAGAAGAGGCTACTATGTATATGGCGGCTGGACCTGGTAAGTCGGTCAAGCCAGTAGATGAGCCTATGCCTTCTACAAGACAGGAGTTTATGGAGCCAATCCCCAAGAGACCAGCCAATCCTTTGACTATAGATAGGGATAGGGAAATCAAAGAAGGTGGGGTTGAACCTGGAGCCAATCCATTTGAGAACGCAGGTGTGCAGTTTGAGCGTCGAGGCCCTGGGGTTACTGTCAAGTACGGAATGCTTGATGGTAAGATGGTGAACATGACTCCCGAATCTGCGACAGCATTCTTGAAAGACATCCGTAAAAAACAGGGCAAGAAGTTCAACATGTCAGACAAGCAGATTGAGGTTATGGCGAAGCGCCTCTCAACAATCGCTGGTCCAGATGCGCCACAGTATGACGCCTTTGAACTGTTCAACAAGATGCCTTCCTCCATGCTTGACTCTCAGGGAGTGAGAACAAAAATGGCATACGGAGGCATGATGCCTGGCTTCGGAGTAAAGAAGAAGTCTAGGTCGTGAGCAACGCCAGTTGGACAATGGGGTTTCTAGCACTACTCGCTTTATACGGTAGTGTATTGCCCCCAGATAGCACTGGACATTATCTAGACTATAATGGTGATGGTGTTATCGACCTACAAGATTTGCTTGACCACCTTACCTATAAGCCTCAGATGACTGGGGTTACGGTCTGGGAATCACAACCGCAGTTGAACTTGCAGGGCAGTTAAACCCTGGGTCGTTGAACGGAAGTGGTCGGTTCAGAGCCACAACAGTACCAATGTCTGCACCCTTACGCAGGATAAGGCGGTTGTTCTTCTTTGCTTCAGTGTCAACGAATGGGGTCAAGACTCCAACGAGCAGCGCGAGGCGGATAAGGAAATTTTTCATGGTATTGAATTGATTAGATTTGTTTCGTGTTTCTGTCTCTATAACGACGCAGGATTCTGGATATTGTGTAAACGAACGTTAAAATGGTTCCGAAGAAAAAACCCAAGGCAGACAAGAGTAGGTACTACTTCTTCGGCTCCTATCCAGAGCAAGCGAAAGCGCCTGAGGGTTATCAATATACGGAAGGACTCGATATGGTCCCAGAAGGATGGAGTGAATATCACTCTGAAGGAGACACCATCGACCTTGAGCGTATGATTGACCGACAAATGGGGGTCGAGTCATCGTACCTCCCAGGCCGCACTTCTAGTGCGGGGGCCAGGGGCCTCGGTCAATTCACAGACATCGCAGAGAAAGAGGTCGTCCGTCTCGGAATCATGGACGAGGGGTGGGACCCCAACGACCCAGTGCAGGCTAGGGAGGCCATGTCTGGTTATATGGAGAACCTGTACGACAGGCAGTTCATTCATTCAGACAAGA